GGTCTTTCCTCATTATGTAGCTTATTGCGTCATCTGCCACATGGCAGGCACGGGCAATATCAGACTCGGTCAAAGTCTGTTTCCTGACGCTGGCCGAGAGTCGGCCAATTTTGATATCAAATGCGGAGAGCAGAGTTGCTCCCGGTTGCCATCGCAGCATTGTGATCCTCCGGTGTCTGGTGAATCGCAATGCTAGCGGTGGTGAGTTTTTATTTCTGATTAGGCGTAATCAGTTCTGGTGGGGTGAATGCCGATTTCTCCCGCGTGACCTTAATGTTTTCTGGCAGGTGTAGCCCAAGTTCGCAGCGACTCCGTGCTTCAATAATGCCATTGGTACCATCGGCAAGTACCAGGTGAACCGCGTCACCACGCTTTAATGTGAGTTTAAGCATTAGCGTACCCTCAGTGACCGTTCGCCGCGTTCCAGATGTGCGCCTGGTACCGGGTTTAGTAATTCTGCTGGCGGTGTTTCTCCACGCGCCAGTATTTCGGCTGTAACAGCCTCCGCAGATTCAATCACTTCTTTAATGGCTCGTTTGTTTGGTGTAATAACCGTTTCTACATCAACAAGTGACACACCCTCATACTCGTCCGGGATCTTATCTTTGTTATCAATAATTACCCGGATAGCCCCCTGTGCATCAGTAAATGTGTTTTTTGCGGTTTTCAGTTTATCCAGGCCAGCAGCTTGCAGGCAGGCGAGCATATGCTTCCGAATTGCTTTTTCCTTGCCTTCAAAGGACGTCTTACGGGTGGCCAGGCGAGACATTTCTTCAGCGCAGGTACTGGCATTGCCCTGTAAATTGCGGCAGATGACCATCATGGCGTCCAGTTTGTCTCCCAGTTCTCCTTCCATACCTTCAAGCGTGTCGGCGATCATCTCTGGCGTCAGTTCGTCGGAGGTTTCTAACAGGTCAATCAGACTGGCATATTCTTTTGCAATAGCGATAGCTGTGCTCATGCTGTTTGTTCCTGTGCGGCGGTGAGGGCGGTGAGGCGTTCGGTTTTAATGTCGGTGATACGGCGCAGACGTGATCCCAGATACGATGAATATTCTTTATCGCCTTTGGCTTCCGCTGCTTTCCTGTGTACATCCACTTCGCGGGCGATGAGGCCAAATACCTTGTTTACTTCGTTGGTGGTTACCGCGGCGGCCAGCGTATTGGCAACGTTGATAAGCTTCTCATCCAGTTCCTTACGAAGACGGGTAGCATCTTCCGCATTCTCGCTGGCATTCTTGATATCAAATTCAGCTTTATTCCTCTGGCGGTATTCCGGATTGTCGTACAGGCCCATGAAAATATCGGCGCTGAAACCGAGAGGGGATAGCGCTTTCTTTACAGCATCCGTCCAGGACTTCTTCGGCGCTTCGCCGTCGCTTGTAGGTCCGTATTTAGTGTCGTAGATATAAGGTGTGCATCCGTAAGCCTCGGATTCACCGCGCACCCCATTCAACATGTACCAGACTCTAACTTTCATGGTGTGGTGCATTTCACATAGGTACCCGCCAACACCGTCTTGAATCAGATCCCATTCTATTTTTTCACCAACCTGTTTTTTGCGAACTATCGGTGCGCCTTTATCAAAACGCTCTTCCACCACCTCTACACCCCAGCCAATACCAAACGGCCCAAATTCGCGAGTCGCTTTCATCGCTATATAAGTGCCGTTGATGGATGTGCCGCCGCCGTTCTGAGAGAAAGCTTTGGTGAAGCGCTCATCGGTTTTGAATACGTTCTTCCACAATGCCAGGTTATCCGTGTCGCCGGAGTCCTTTAACTCCGTTTCGATAGCTGAGATTGCATTCTGCCGCTTGTGCTCTTCGGTATGGATCCGCTCAACCAGCGCGTCAACGTTCTGCACCAGATCCTTTACCTGCTCGCTAAGTTTTTCTTGTGGAGGAGTCTCTTCTGCCAGGGTAATTGCTGCAGGTTCCCTCTGTGATACGGCGTTATTTTCAGGTACGTCATACACATGGCGAGGCGTGACAAACTGCTCACGCAACTGCTGCAAACTACGTTCTCCAGCATTTGCAGCTTCGCTTTTTTCGCCATGATTTGAGGGTGTTTCTGACATCATCCCATCAATTGAGAATCGTCCGCCGCCGTGGTTGGTGACTTTTACATCGTCCTTCGGTACTGCTTCCTTTGGTTTCTCTTCAACAGCATTTGCATCACGCTTCCCGTTAGCTTGCAGCCAGTTGTCGATGTGACTGCGCAGGGATTGCGGGAAGTGGTACGTGTCTTTTGCAGGGGCGCTCTGAACGACACCGAATACGGATGCCCGGTCATAGGAAAGGATCTGATCCGTTGTGCGCAAGGCCATTGACCAGCGTTTAAAATCCTCCCGGTCCTGGCTGATTATTTCGTCTGCCGCTTTCAGGACGCTGGGAGTGATTTTTTCCGGGCCAACAGGTAACAGGGCGCAGGCAATTTCACGATCCAGTGTGGCGTGCGTCTGTTTGTAAGGACGTGCGGATGCTGTTTCTGGTATTACCTCCGGCAGCATTTCATCGCGTTTACCGGGATTCTCTACCCATTTTTTTATAAATTTGGAGATAGTCCAACTGGTCGGGTTTTGTTCCTGGGTATCGCAACTTGCCAAAATTGCATGTACCAGATTATTCAATCCAGCAATATGCATGTACTCGATGGGCTTACACGCCACCATGGCATCAAGAACGATGCGGTTAAACGCGTCAACCTCATCCTGACTGTCAGTATCACTGTTGTCGAGCATCTCCAGGTATTCACGCGTCTGCGCAAGCAATTCACTGTCGACTTCGTTGGCATCGTGGCTGAACAGCAGGACGGCGGCGAAGCGTTCACGAGCAGGCAGTTTCATCAGGTCGCTAACCTGTGCGATATCTGCTGAACCGCTATCTGAATCAGCGGGGGTGTTAACTACCCATTTTTCGCCATCAAAACTGTGTTCTGTGGCGAACGTCTCATCAAACTCACCGACGCCTGGGCGCGGTTGGCCCGGGGCATCTTCCCAGATTTTAGGTTTGAAATAGTTGTCGCCGTGGTCAGGGTAGGCTTCCCACAATTTGCCGATGATGATGTTCTCGGCAACTTTTTTGTTAGGGGCGTCGATGGCGATGGCCAGCGCCGGGATCGCGCCGTTTTTGAGCGCGCCTTTTTTCGCTTCTAACAAGCCGTTAAAAATGGTCATTGGTCTTTCCTCATTACAGGTCAGTGGTCTTTAGTAGGGGATTTCAACGGTATCTGGCGTGTATTCGATGCAAAGTAACTGCTGGATTTTGTCATCGATAGCAGCAATACGCTGTTGGGCGTCGGCGGCTGTTTTCTGTTTTTGCTCACTCAGTTGCTCGACCTGTAAACCGATGATGTCGATTGGCTGAGGCTGGTTGACGGTAATTTCAATTTCGCGGCTTTCCAGAAGGATGTACCTGTCTGGAAAATTTTTTGACATATCAACAGTCGCAACAAGCAGCTTTTCGTGGCTGAAAGTTGAAGTTGCATAATGAATAAAGAGTGTTACTGGGATGGTGCGCGCTTCCATAGCGACTCCTTGGTGGGGTATACTCAGAACCGATCAGCGGCTCTGTCGTTGGTCTTTCCTCGGTGTAAGGTTGGTCCCTTGCACCATATCCGAATGGTTTGGTCGCCGTTCGGGGTAACTGGCCCGCCTTGTGCGGGTCTTTTGCCATCTAAAGGGTGCCGTCTTTCCGGCTGTCAGGGCTGGTCATGCCCGGTCTTTCCTCGTTGCGCCTCTCTGCGAGAGGCTCTGGCTTTCACCAGAGGGTCCCAATAATTACGGTGTAGCGCCCGGAATCGAACCGGGTAACGGGCAGGGAGTTCCCGTCAAACACCTGTTCACCACAACCGGGAGCGCACTCCGCCATTTCAAAATTTAACGACAAAGCTCAAAGTTGAGTCGATGAAGTGCGCTCTCGTGTTGTCGCCAGGACTCTTCCCTGGTGGTCACACCGTATCGCCTTGATGGTGAATCAATCGCTCATACCTGGCTGTGGCTTGCACATTCCGGCTACCTGCTATGGAGACAACGCGTTAAGGCTCCGCTTCCATCCAGACCGCTTCGACACATGTGCCATATGCCGGTGAAGTCTTTCCCTCTGTCATCGTGTTGGCGCCGACGCGCAAAATTTGGTGCCGTCTTTCCGGCTGTCAGAACTTGTTTCTGAACAACTGCCGCTGGGTAAGCGTTGTTGATGAAAGTGACTTTACAATTTGTATTTGTAATTGTCAATGTGTTTTTAAAAAATAATTTGTAGTGAGGGGCAAAAAAATATTCACTGTGTAAAGGTGTTTTTGTGTTAGGGGGAAAGTTGCATGCCAGCAGCGGCTGGCCTGGAAATTTGAACTGAACTATTTTGTCTGGTTTTTGGCTTCAAGTAGTTCTTTTAGCAGTAGATCGAAGTGCTCTCTTTTTTCTTTTAGCTCATTGATTAATTTATTTTTTTCGCTCTCAGGCAGTCCTCTGAATAGTTGCAGTAGAGCCTGTTCTTGCGGGGTTAGTTCTTGATTGTAATTACCCGGGTGTAGCGTGGATTCATCCAAATATTCCCCTTCATTCATGAAGAAAAAATGAACAGGGTATCCGGTCACTTTTGCTAGTTTGTCTAATTTATCTTTTCTTGGAGTTACCCCATTACACCATGCCTGAACTGATTGAGCCGTAACCCCAATATGGCGAGCTAGCTCAGATTGAGACCAGCCTAAGTCTTTTAGAATCCGTTGTAGTCGGCTAGCAAAAGCCATGTTTTTCGTTTTTGTGTTCATACCGTAAGGATACAAGGTTTAATTGTAGGGAGCATTGCAAATATAATTTGTAATTACAGTTATTATTTGTAATGATGACGCGGACACAAGGAGTCCATATGGATAAACAACTGCAAGACAAAATTCTTTCCGTAATGAGTCAATCCGAGTTAGGGCGGCGATTAGGGAAAAAACCACAAACGGTAAGCCTCTGGTTCAAAGGACGGGTTCCCGGTGAAGAGGTTTTGCGCACATCTGAAGCTCTTGAATGGCGCGTGACCCCTCATGATCTTAGACCGGATCTTTACCCAAACCCAGATGACAGCTTGCCTAAAACGGAAGCAGCTTAACTGTTGGTGAGCCCCAAATCTGATTAAGCGTAATCAATTTTTAGCGACAGGAGACGCTATGGAAAACCCAGAGGAATTACAAAAAGAGATTTTGACCTGGGCGGCAAGGGCAGGGCAGGAACTCGTCACGATTGAAATCTGCCGAGCCTGGTTCAGCCAGGGACGCAATGATGAGTTGAGACTACATGAATTTGAGGACACGGACGGCAACGTGGACTGGAGAGCCATCAACAACAACCGGCAGAAAATCTTTCGCTGGTTACGTGGCGAGACAACGGCGGCGCGCCGAAAAACTCAGGTGCTGGCCAGTGTGATGAAAGCCGTGCTACCCGCAGAACGGCGGGCTCGTCTGGAGTCGCCGGGCGAGCCTGTTTTGCTGGCAACGCTGGCGGCAAAAGAAGGGGTGGAAGCGATTAACGCTGTACATCTCCACTTCGCGCCAGAGTTAACTATCCAGGAAATTGACGAAGCAATAGCGGCGCTGGTAGCGACGCGAGGGGCAGTGATAAGCACTGCGCAAGACCACCATGCAGAGCGCCTGACCAGCGTTTAACTTATACCGAGGAAAGACCGATGTTAAGACATATTGACCGTATTACCTGGCGTAACGGCTGGCACCTGAATGGGCGCCCGGCACATGTTGCAGAGATCCGCCCCATATTCGATGGCCGCGTCGTAGCTGCACGTTCTGTGTGGGAAAAGTACGAAGAAGAAAAAGCGAAACTGCGTGAGCAAAATCTCTCTGGCGCTGCCTATGAGGCTGGCTGCCGCGTTCTCTCAGAGGCTTTGGGCATATGAACATCCTCCCGTTACTTGATAGACCCATAGCCTTCCAGAGAAGTTTTATCCGTCTTGAAACGGGCGTGACTGCCGCATTGTTTCTGTCGCAGTTGACGTACTGGACAAACAGAACAACTGACGACGGCTGGGTATATAAAACCCAGGATGAGTGGGAAGAGGAAACAGGGCTTTCACGATACGAGCAGGAGGGCGTCCGCAAAAAACTACGTGGTCTCGGCGTCTTGCTAGAACGTAAACAGGGCTTGCCTGCCAGGCTGTACTACAAAATCGATAATGATGTGTTGTGCCAGCTACTTACGTCCGCATACAAGGATGCGGAAAAACCACATACAGGTGAGGGGAAAACCACCAGGCCTGTACGTGGAAAACCAACAAACATTCTTACAGAGAATACAACAGAGAATACTACAGAGATTATAGATCCCCCTAACCCCCAGGGGGGAGACGGCGACGAGACCATTCTCGCTGATGCTCAAAAAGCACTGGCCAGTTACAACGAGCAAACCAACACGCGTTGTCGCGACGTTAAACCGTTCGTTACGCTGCTGACTCCGACAAAAACGCGAACCGGTTATACCGTCGCGGAAATCGAACTGGTGATCCGCTGGGTGTTGGCAACGTGGCACCGTCGTAGCGGTAGTGTGCCCAAAATCGCAAATATTTGCCGTGTAGGACGCTTTGATGGCTACCTGGCTGACGCTGAGGCCTGGGCTGTCGCTGAGGCTGCTGTAGACCCCTCTGAGGTCGTTAACGGCTACAACGAGATTTTCGCTGATTTACTGCCTGAGGCTGAAATCGACACAGACCGCCGCCGGGCGATCATGAAACTACTGGCACACATGCGGTCGCAAACTCTCGGGGCGTTCCTGGGGTATTTCGAAAAATTCCGTGATACCGCACCTAAATTTTATTTCGGTGGTGAGGATCGCGACGGCTGGCGGGCAGGGTTTGATTACCTGATGAAACCGGAAACGCTGCGTAAAACCAGGGAGGGGGCATTATGAATCCGGAAGAACTGGAAGCGATCGTTCTCGCTGGTCTGATTAACGGTGGCGCGACGCCTGACGCGTTTGATGTGATTGCCACCACTCCGGAGGAAGCTTTCAGCATTGTGTTTCACCGCCGCGCTTTTAGCGAAATCAAAAAGCAGGCGCTGGCGAACGGCTTCATAGACATGCTGTTTCTCAGTGAATCGCTGGGCGGTTCCAGCCTTGCGGACCTGTCTCAGATATCCCGAATCCCGGCGACGGTAGCGAATCTGAAAGGCTATGCCGGGAAAATGGTGCAGGCGTGGCGGAGCCGCAAAATGGCGGCATTGTTGCAATCTGGCGCGGATGGTATCCGTAACGCTGTAAACCAGAGTCAGCGTGATGAGGTTATTGAATCTCATGTTGCTCAGGTGCTGGATATGAGCGCCGCTACCGGCACAGTCCAGCCGGTACACATCAAAGAGCTGTTACCGCTCTACATTGACACCGTTGATAAACGGATGTCTGGCGACGCGCAGGAAATGATGCTGAAAACCGGAGTCGAGGATCTGGATGTCGCCCTGGGCGGTATCAACATGACCGACCTTGTTGTGGTTGCCGGTCGTCCAGGCATGGGGAAAACGGAATTTACCCTGAAGATTATCGATGGCGTTACCGCAGATGGCGGTGGCGCACTGTTTTTCAGCATGGAAATGGGCGCTCAGCAGATTGTTGAACGTACCGTTGCCGGGGCTGGGAATATGTCCTCATCGCGTCTGCGTAATCCAAAAGAAATGGACGATGAGGACTGGTCGCGATTAACCGCTGCGCTGGAGACCATGCAGGATCGCGATATCTGGATTGTTGATGCCACTGATTTGACGATTGAGCAGATCCGCGCCATTGCAGAGACTCATAAACGCCGTTATCCGCACCTGAAGTTGATTGGTGTTGATTACATGGGCTTGATCAAAAAACCGAAGGCCGAGCGCCACGATCTCGCTGTGGGGCATATCTCCCGCAACATGAAGACTATGGCCATGCGTCTGCATACCCCTGTTTTTGCTCTTAGCCAGCTTTCCCGCCAGGTGGATTCTCGACCTGCTGGCCAGCGTCGCCCGGTGATGTCGGACCTGCGCGATTCCGGCAGTGTTGAGCAGGACGCTGACAGCATTTTGTTTTTGTACCGCGATGAAGTTTACACACCTGATTCACCTGCAAAGGGTATCGCCGAGGTGATTATCGGTAAAAACCGTTCTGGCGGGGCAGGTGAAATTATTTATCAGGAATTCAGGAATGGGCATTTCCTGCCAGTTGATCAACACGTAGCACGCGAAAAATTACGCATCCAGAAGGAGGCAGAACAACCGAGAAAACGTGAAAAACGGTATTCAAACAAAAACTTTAATACGGACCCCTTTTAACCACGCCTGACCAGCGTGAAATAACCGAGGAAAGACCAATGACCACCACTCCAGGCAAATTAGAGTACCCGTCGGACAAAGGACACATAGACGACGGTAAAAACTATCTCGACGTCATTTTGTGGAATATGAACGTCGGGCCACGTGCGCGCACTCGCGCGGTTTTTGTGCCAAGACCCAAAGCAGGCAATTTTTCAACCCCTGCTCAACCTGCCTGTCAGGCATCCGTGGCCACAGCGCCAGCAGTGAAACGTAAGGGGAAAACGCACACCGGGATCGCGATTCGCAGAAATGGCGAGCGGCAAGTGAAACTCCACGAAACAGCGACAACCTGGTGTGCCTCACCGCATGAAACTTACGACAAGATAACCGGGCAGCGCATTGGCGCGCCTGGTCGCTGTCGCCTGCTGCTGAGTTCCATCACTCCGATAGCAAAGAAAGGGGCGTGATATGGCCGGGCAATCAGATTACCTGCCGCCCGGCTTACCACACAACCGCGCCAAATGGCCCCAGGAATACCAGCTTAAAGAGCACTACGACATGCGAGCGGCGGCGCTGATCCGCCAGCTCTTTGAGAAACGTATTCCGAGGGGAAGCGTGATTGAGCAAATCGGAATGACGCCGGATACGTACCGGGAATTTTTCAGAGAGCGTCTGAACTACTGGAGAGGGGTGATGGAGCAATGAAATACAAACGGTGGGTTCGTGCGGAAGTCGTAATCATCAAACAATGTGCGGGCAGCATGACAGTTGAACGTATAGGGCAGCTTATTGGCAGAACCGGTGCAGCGGTACGCACAAAAGCGCGCGAGCTGAAAATCTGTATGTATCTGCGGGGTAATTATCACCAGTCAGCAAAATACTGCCAGGAGGATATCGAGCTGGCAAGGGAATTACATCAGTCGGGTATTAATCGCCAGGATATCGCGGAAAAACTCGAAATGCCGATCGGTGCGGTGAATAAGTTTGTTTATTTTGAGCGGAGGATTTCATGAAAGAACTTTTTCTGGCATTTGTGCCCCGGTTTATTAATGACCAGATCGCACTGACTGATAATGGTGAACAATATGAAATTGCCTGCAGCATGGTGGATGTGAATCCGGGCGAACGGTATGACGCGATGTGTGATCTGAAAATATTTACCTGGCTGGGTTGGGCCATTCCGTGTGGAGAACCAACCAATATTCGCCCGTTTGAGGGCAGGGAGGCTGTATGAGTGAAATTAATTATCAGGCACTTCGCAAATCGACAGAAATGACCAGCAAGATGAAAAATGAGTTAAAAATTTGTGGAACCACATTACTAGTGATACAGACGCGCCATTATCCGTGATGGTGGATGAGCTGAAACGGGCGTGTGTTGCCGCTGGCATTCGTATCAAAGAAGAGTGAGATGGTGATTTGGAATATCGGTAATTTTCATTGACGTGATTATAACCCTAGGTTACCATCCAAATACTGTATATTTATACAGTATTTGAAGAGGTGATTATCTAATATCTCTGGGAAATAATTATTAAAAGGAAAGTTGATATGGCATGGACTGGATTTGGAGGTCAATGGAATAACGGTGTGCATTCTGGTGGTGATGATTCTGGCAGTATAGGCGGTGGAGGCATAAAACTCGACGGCAAAGGGAATCCTGTAGGTACTCGTGCGCCGACAGCCGAGGAGATCGCGTCACAATGGAATAGTTTTGGCGGTAGTCAGATTAAACCCAGTGATGTATCGAACATCAGGCCGGATGGTGGCGGTACTTATCAGGCTAACATTGCAGGTAATTACCATGTTGTAAGTTCTCAGGGTGCGAATACCCCATTTGCTTCGGAACGTAGCAACGTTGCGGCAGGTTTTAGTGGCGGTGTGGGGCCAGCGCCTGGCGGGAGTGCTAACAATAGTGCGCCCAGCAATCCAAAGGCTGAGGCAGAGGCAAAGAAATGGATTGAAACAGTCAAGGCTGTTCGGGCTGGTAATATCCCCTACGGTTATGTTCTTAACGACGGCAAGGTAGGCGTAAACGTGCCTCAATATGTTGAACGCCGCAAAGGTCGTGGCGACACATATACCGTTCGGGGTAAAGATTTGTTTGTTGTTTCGCCTGAACTGACAAAAGCGTATCAGGACGGTCTTGCGGAACGTGCTGAGATTCTGGACGCCGTAAAATTTACGTCTGATTTCTATAAAGACCTTGCAGGTAAATTTGGACAGCATAACGCGAACATCGCAAAGGAACTGGCGGAGGCTGCAAAAGGCAAGAAGATTCGTAACAGCAGGGATGCACTGGCGGCGGTGGATAAATTTAATAACCGACTGAGTAAAAAGTATGGTGCCAAAGACCTTGAGGCAGTTGCCAGGGCTTTGGAATCGGTTAACCGGGATGCAATGGCGAAGAATTTGTCTAAATTTGGTAAGGCATTTGGTGTCGCAAGTTATGCTGTAGATGCTTACAATGTTCTTTACGTTGAATTTCCGAAAGCTATTCGTACTAAAAACTATCGCCCAATGCTTGTTAAGTTGGAGGCAATTCTTCTTGGTGCTGATGCAGGTATTGTTGCTGCGTGGGCATTTAGTGCGCTTCTGGCAACGCCGATGGGTATTCTGACGTTTGCGCTTATAATGGCATTGCTAAGTGCGATGGTTAATGAAAAACGCATTGAGGAACTGAATAAGTTCTTAGGGATTTAACCGTTATCAGTAGTAACCAGGGCCACGTCATGTGGCCTTTTTTGACAATTGAATATAAATAATAAACAGAAGGCCAATGGGAATTGAAAAAATAAAAAGCATACCGTGGTATAAACCCATTACCCCGCTTTTTAAACAGGTGTCTGTCCACGCCCCTGTTATCCATGATTCGTATGTTGTATATTTGAGAACGATATTTTCTACAGCTTTCTTTGCATATGGGAACAAGAAACAGCTAATAACAGCAAGCATAACCAAATACTCCCATATCCATAAATCACCTTCAGCTATGGCCTGATGCCACCTGAAAACTGTCATGGCGAGAAATACGCATCCGTACAGGATGTTGCTCAAATAATATCGAAATGTCATCTATGTTCCTTAAGTGTAGAACTCGTCTAACTGTTTTAACCATCCAGAACTCTATGAATAACATAACATACCAGTCGTTACGAGAGTAAAAGAAAACAATTGGTGACGTTTCTGTATCCGAAATATATCAAATAATAGATATTAAGAATTGTTTCCTAATATCTATTTGAGGTGTTTATGGATAATATCTATGACGACGAATTGTTCGCAGGGTTTATTGCAAGAGGGGAGCTACATAGTGTTGAGTACCCACTGAATGTAGAGAATGCGGACACAGGCTGTTTGAAGTTGATTGAATTGACTTAGAAAAAGCCCGGGGCTATAGTTTCCGCGCAGCCGCAAAATCGGTTGCCGGGATTGGCGTCCCGGATATCTAAGTGACGCATAGCCGCGTTAGCGGTTTTTTTATGTGTTAGGCACGGCCACATTCGCATTATGGTGGGCTGTGTGGGGGCTTCTGCGGAAGCGCCGGGTTCACTTAGCCGGTTACGCCAACCCTGCACAGTTCACCACCAGATGATTGGCGTCGCTGGTGGTGATGAAAAAAACACTAAGTGAGGCCACTGCGATGACAGTCCAAATATCTGCGGAATCCCTTTCTCCGCTACATCATAACCAACTTCCCGTCATCACTACTGAATTGCTTGCCAGTTTGTATGGCACGGAAGTAAATGGTATCCAGCAAAACTTCAAGCGCAACATCGCCAGATTTGTCGTAGGAAAGCATTTTTTTAAGCTGGAAGGTAATGAATTACGCGACTTCAAAAACAGACTGACAGATAGTCAGTCAGTTGCTAAACATACCCGATCCCTCATTCTCTGGACAGAACGCGGCGCAGCTCGCCATGCCAAAATGCTGGAAACAGAACAGGCCTGGGAAGTTTTCGAAAAGCTGGAAGATTGTTATTTTAGCCAGCGTCCAGAGAGGCGGAGTACAACCACCGATGACCGCACCCCCTTACGTGATGCCGTTAATATGCTGGTCGGCAAGAAAGGCATGATGTATCCCGATGCTTATACCATGATTCATCAACGCTTCGCCGTCTCTCACATAGAACAACTGTCACAGGCGCAAATGTTAGAGGCGATTGAATACATCCACTGCCTGCTGCTCGATGAAAATCAGCCAACTATTCCGGATTTTTCTTTTATCACCACTATCAAAAATGGAAAAGTGACCAGGATGCGCCATGTTGCCAAAGGCGAACATCTGATGACTTTTGACGCTTTCAAAGAGATCGCTGAGCGGGCAGGGTATCTGGTGATCCACAGCGACAATCTGCGAAGTATGACACTGGATAAATTGATGCTAATGGGGAAAAAGTCGGCTGTATCCTTTGCTGATTCAGCATTTTGACAGGTTGAATGTTTGGCGCGGTTATACTCTATTTGCGCTTAAAAAGGTATTTGACCACGACCAGCACGAGACCGAATACCTCTGTCAAAGTACCGCCCATATAAAACAGTTACATATGCACTTGATGACTAAGCTGGCACCAGGTTAACACCAGGCGCCAGCTTGAAGGAGACTTCAGTTATTGGTTTCTGAGGAACGCGATTCTTGAAAGGGTCATTTGCGTCTGGCAGTCGACCATTTTCTTGACTTCAGCATCTGTTCCCTGCATTGAAACTTTACCGCACATTGCGTCCTTCGTTTTGATCCACTGGCGCTGAGAAGGCAGCAACTCTTTTTTCTTCGCCGGGGTTAACTTGCTCCAGACGGTACTCAAATCAGAGTCAGCATTCGCAAATGCCATTCGGGACTGATCAAGGCTTTCAGATTTTTGCGGCTGAAGTTGTGCCTGTCTCTCTTTTTGCTTCTCCGCCTCATACCTGGCCTGTTCCTGTGCCCTGAGTTGCACCTGTTGTTCCGCTTCAATTTGGCTCTGTTGGGCATCCTTAGCCTGCTGGATTTTCTGCTGCTCAACGATCGGGGTGATAATGGAAAGCGATGTCAGTAAAGCGGCGCCCACTGATATCGGATTATCAGTAGAGGTTTTTACAAAAACGTTTTTCTGATCGTCGGTCGCCTGCACGGTGTAGGTGATACGTTTTGAAAAGGCGTTTGCGTTGTTCTCCAAAAACAGGTTTTCCATTTGCTTGTCGAGATTACGATTAAAATTCTTTCTGTAAGCATCTGAAAGCTGGACGTACTCGTTCGCAGGTAGAGTCATCGTCACGGTCCCTTCACAAGTTTTCATTGTGCTGCCCGTGTCACTTGATGTTGTGGAGATTTCAGAGACGGCTAGTTTGATCTTGTCCAGTGTGCTTCGTTTGGTCTGATTAGTGACATCAGGGTATTTATCGACCTGTTCAGATAGTCCTTCATAAGCAGATTTTTTTAATAAATCCATAAGCGCTGACTGGGTTATTTCCGAAGAACAACCGATCACATCTTTTTTGTTATCACAGCCTGTAAGGGCAATGGCGAGTAAGAGTACTGAGTATTTTAATCTCATGAATTCCCTTTAGAGTAAGGATTGGTTTTTAAGACGCGGTCTGTAATCAGTTCCGAGAGCTACAGTAAACAACGCTGAGCACTGAACGCATCACAGGCAAGGTAAAAGGTGATATCGGCAAAGGCTGTGAAACCTTTAATTCAACGGATGGGAACGGTATGCACAGGATCCTGTAACGACGCTCCCAAAACCGGAAACCTGTAAGGCATGTTTTCGCTGCTGAACTTAATATACGAACCTGCACTATCATGAACATATTTTATATCGTTATAGCCCGAGTGATTGTGCCCGGCAATAGATAGTGTCCTGGAGGAACTATTTCTACTGTAAAAGGAAGATATTTAATTTCGGTGTGGGATTATTCCCTGTTGTTAATAACCATGGCTGTATATGGCACTGAGCAGGCATTGGCTTTTTTAAAATTTAATTGCGTTATTAATATCACTTAATTTTTTATTTTAAAGTACAGCCTGCCCGAAAGGCACTGCTAATTTCAACATATTCCGCTCTGGCCGCACCTCTAAGTTTCTGAGACTCACGTTCAAAACTCGCCAAATCTTCCTTACATTTTGCCGAAGTAGACTGGAATCCTTTCCCGCACATCTGAAATGTGACTGTCGGATCCGCAAATCGGGTACGCTGGGTGTAAGCCTGGCAAACAGCGGATGCCCTCGCTTGTTTTTGTCGTGGGCTTAACGGGCGTGCTGGTGTGGCCTGTTCTGCCTTCTCCATTTTCAGGTGGTAGCAGCTTAAATTACGAGAGGCGATCACCTTTTTAATAGCTTGGGCGCGGCGATAATTTTCATTAAATTCAGGATGAGATGATGGATTAAGGTTGAGCAATGGCTCTATATTATCTTCTGCCTGGCAAAGCTGTGAATCGGTGTACTGCGCAAGTTTTGCCGCCTCGATTGCAGCCGGATCTGGTTGTGAATTTTTTTGGGTATGGCTTACACATCCGGACAGCGTAAATCCAGCGGTCAGTGCTAAGATGATTTTTGATATTCCGTTCATTTTCCATTCCTGTTTCGATGTTTTGGTGGTGCACTTTCCCCACTCGGATAAGATTATGCATTCGGATTCGAGTGATGAGGCAACGCCATATAGGCGATGGCAGCCAGCACGATGGTGATTAAAATATTTAATCAGAATTTCCGTTCTTTCCAGCGTTTAACCAACGCGGCCATGTTCAGCGGCCATAATTTAGGCTCAATCACTTTGCCTTCAAACATCGCGCCGAGCTCAATACCTGGGGCAAAATGTACGGTCATTGTTTCAGGGTTGACGGCCATCAGCTCTGCGTCTAGTAAGTCGTGTATCGTTGGAGTCAACAACAGGCCATTATCAGCGCTAAAATTGCCTGAGGTAGCTGGCTCAATGTGCGCCGCTTGCAATCGTTCGCCGTTCTGCCAGCCAGTCACCGCGCAACGGCCAGCAAAATTATTCCATACCCATTCAACAAACTGCATATGCGCCGTCGCGTCGCGCTGCTCAACGATGCGCTGCGCGGTTCGGGTACTGTGGAGTTTGACAGGTTGGCCAAGTGCGGGCGCGGGTTTCTCTTCCTCCACGACGACCACTACTTCCTGCGACATGATGATTCGATCATCGGCTACCAGTTCCGGAACAACGTCGGCCAGCTTCTCGGCTTCTCGGATGATTTGCTTTTCTTCCTGCTCATCCAGGTACCGCTGCACCAGTTCAATGGTCGTGGTGGCTTCATGCTGGTGTTTGTGGATATAAAGCTCAACATCACGACGCTGGCTGGCTGGAATGTGTTTTGCCAGAAAATCCTGTAGGACGCGATTATCCAGCTTTGTCGTAACTTTTGATGTCATGCTCACAGAATCATACCGTTTCGGTGTTTCCATCTGCGTTGATTGCAGGCCTGGTAATTCGGTGTTGATTTGAGCGGAAACCTTGCGCGGGATGATTGTCGGCGTAAATGCTGGCGTGCTGGCCTGGGACGTGCCACGGCGACGGGCATTCTCCCAAAGGGCTTCTGTTTCAGGGTTTTTGCGTGCGCCTGGCTTTTGCATAGGCATAGTGCGAATCAGCGCTTCCCAGCCCATATTGACCTTCTGTTTGGCCTCGCGGCGTTTATCGGCCAGCGTAGGTTTTGATGGTCGTTTTTTGGAGAGCGCTTTCTCTGGTTTTAACTTGATGCCGCGCGATAAACCATTTATCAGCGTTGGATGCACTGATAAGGCTTTGGCCAATTGCAAACCGTTTAAATTGCTGCCATCTGTATAAGCGTACATAAACAAATCCGCCCAGCCATCATGTTGAGGGGTCATACCCACGCTGGTTAAGGCTGCGCGAATCTCTTTTTTGCGAGCTTTGTCCAAGTTAAATTTTTGGGTTTTATTTCGCTTAGTCATTTCAGTTCAGCACACTAATAATGGTAACCGTGACCGCGGCAAACACGATCCCCGAAATATGCATTACTGCAGTATATTGGCTACGATCTAAAATCCAGTCTCATTCCGAAATCAAAATCCGGGAGAATATCTCACAGGAGACATAGCACCTTTCTTTCTGAGGTCATCAGGGATCTTCTTACCTAAATAAAGCTGTGTAATCTCAGGAGGTGCAGCCCTACCCCGGAACCCAAATCGGGAACTTTGAGTAGCTTCAAATTCATCATCCGCGTCCCATGAGAGTATCTCTGGGAAATTCTCACGGGTAGACTTGAGCCACTCATCTGCGATATATACGCCCCTCACAATTCCTCTTACTGTCGCCAGTATGACCTCAGCCTTACGAGCGCGTTCAAGGCTGACACGCCAGCTAAAACGTACAGCATCATAGAGGTCAATATCCTTTGAGCTCCTGTTAACCGATATCATTAGGGTTTTATGTTGGAACGTAATTGTTTCAGGTTGGTACGTAGCGATTAGTTCTTTGATGTGTGCAGCACCGAACTCGTTACTACCAGCACCGTTCATGATGTTAGTCAAGCCGGGATAGGCGTCTATGAGTGCTGCTTCAACTTCGTAAGCCGTCTTTTCTTCAGCTATACCGTGCCGATGTATAACATGGATAACTTCAAGACCAGCTAATCTGATCTCTCGAAGTTGTTTGAGTTTGTTACTCAGTAACTCATCATCATCCACTGCAGCAACCTCACCACGCATATGGGCAAAGACACGATTACCTTTCCCTTTCCCTACGTAGAACGTACTGCCATCTCTCGGGTCAATCAGGCGGTAGACATACCAGCCAAGATGTTCGATTACTCCCGCTGGAAATTCATTAATATCCATATAATAATACCTGAAATTTAACCGTTTCATCGCAAAATATACACAATTATGTCAATTGACAACTTATAGTTCCCACTAGTTAGCATTAAGATTTTTACAATGAGGAATAATCAATGTCCGCTCCTGGCACAGAGTGGACGAACAACTGAAGACCCGCTGTGAGCGAGAAACAGACATCACAACTCACAAGGATTATACGCAGTTTGTTATCCAAACATACGGGTGCCAAGTGTTATAATCCGGCACTAACAGCATGATGCTTGGAAGTGCATTTAAATGTAAAATGATAGTGTACTCTGACTGAAGCCTGGTAAAAAGGAACTGATATGTACAACAACCTCTATGCCCTCACAGAAAGCCTTTTCTGGGTTGATCGACTTTTAGATCAGGAATATGAAAATATTGGATTGAATGAATTGCTAATTGAGTTAGATGAATATAATAAAAGAATAGATTCACTGATTATCGAGCAAGCAAATTCTGTACAGGAGTCTCGGCTAAATGTTTACATGGCGGGAAATCGTAATATTGAAAGGTATAAGAGTGGACTGTTTTCAATGGACAGAGTCATTCTTGATGATGTTCTGTATTCATTGAGCCTACGATACAGAGTGAGTCTAACAGAAAATGCATTTGAAAAAATTATTGTAAGCGATAGAAAAGAGAAGGTTGAACATCTCAGGAAGGAAATTGCTAGATTTATCAGGTTTGCTAAAGAAAACTTTGATCTTATCCGTGGTGAGTTTATCGTTTTTGTACGAAGCGAATCTTCTATTAAAGATTCGGAGAGGGGCAATGGAATTTTAGACGATAACTCTGATGCTAATTTTATATATCGATATCTCCCTCCTAATATTGCCCGTCTTTATGAAAATAGACTATCCGTAAAGAATATAGAACGTCTAGGTAACACAAATAAAATTCGGTTATTAAACAAAAATGTTTTATCGAATGAAATTATGTTGGAAATTAAAGACTGTGAAAGTTTATATACAAATGGATATATGTATCAACATATAAAAAATGCCATTGATAATGATGATGGCTCCATATCTATGGAGCTTGTCATGGGAAATCATAGCGGAAAAAAAAGTTATGAACGGTGGGTGCAGGGAGCAAAAAACCGTACGGTTCTCTTTCATTATAAAAACCTTATTACTGACCTTAACCAAGCGCATTCATGTAGAGCATCCCTGGGTGCATATTGCCCGTTTCATGGAGAGATTCTTCGTAAACTTGATCAAAAGAATGAAGTTCAGAGGGTTAAACTCTCTATAGACGTTCCATTCTTAGAGGGACTGACTCCAAGTGAACTCTACAAAATTAGAACTGACTACGAGCCGAGTTTTAATTCTTTCCGCTCTGTACTACGTGAAGCTGCGTATGATATAGAAGCAGAAAGTGATTCATATAAGAGACAACTAATAAATCAACATTTTGTCGAGCGGGTGTGGGATGAAGGATTGACAGATATTGAGCAAAAAATACAAGCCTATAAGCGGAAGAGTAAAAAAGAACTTTTTCTTAACAGTGTGCCTTCATTGATAGGTTTTATTGGTGCACCAAATCCAGTGTCGTTGGCTACAGGAGCTTTTACGATTCTAAAAGATGTCTTTAATATTACAAGCCATTCTTCAGAAATAAAGAGCCACCCTTCATATTTCCTTCTCATGATGTCAAAAGCCAAAAAATAAACCTTATGACTGAGGCAGTAGAAAATAAAGTGAAAATATATTCACTTAAGAAAAAAAGTTCTAAAGGGACATAATTAGATTAACCCAGTGACCTGTTCCCCTTGAATCAACATAGGCTGTTGTTAGCTACTTCCGCTTCTGACACGAAGCGGACAAAAAACTGAAGGTCCGCTGTGAGCGAGGAGCGGAAGTTGATTTTATTGAGAGTAAAACAGATCTATAGTAAATGGTCTTGTTATGTAGGGGATTTACGATAATTTTACTACCAAGGTCGTTAAAAATTCATATGAAATATCAACGATAGTGACCTATTTTTCATAAGGCCACTATATGAATCTATTGTTCTATTTTAATTTTATTTAACGTTATAGGGGCTGGGTTATAGCTAGGTATATATAATATCTCACTCCCTAGCTTGCGCTCTTTTATATTCACTTCTTTAGCGACAAGGTTACCGTCATACAACCTAATAATCACGTAGTCTTTAGATTGATCATGAAAGTAACTAAATTCTTTTTTTAATGACGCTTGTTGTAAACCAATTAAGAAACTAAATGTCATTATGGCAATAAGGGGAAGGGTTGCGGACCAAATTAAATAACTTGGATTACGTTTATGATTTTTAACAATTTTGTGTATAATATAAGTAACTGTTGCTATCGATAAACTTAAAACGAAAAAACCACCATATTCAGTCTTATGTCTATAAGACTGAACAATAAAAACAATCATGATAAAAACTGTAACTGCAGTAACTTTAACTGCTTTTACTTTACTTTCAGGCCATGGAGTAAAAAACATCAACATAACACAAATTATATTAAAAAATAAATATGACATACCCACGAATAAAAATTTAGAATCTAACGTTATAAACTCCATAGGATAATCAAAATGATATGCATAGCCATATTCAAATGAAATTGCAGACATATAAGATAGAACAGTTATTGCCAATATTAGCAAGGCTTCCTTGCTTTTTATAAAGTCAATTATCATGATATTTGTTTTTTAATGAATAAAATAATCACTTACCAGACAGTTAATCTTCTTAATTGTCATTGTGTTCAGTGAACCCCGAATTTTTCTCAGTTCTTCTGAAGAAGTCCTCATGTATATGATAACAACCAAAAAAATTTTTTTCACTAATTATACTAAAATCTATGAAGAATCAGCAGTGTGAAGCAGGGAGAATCTCTAACAAGAGACGCCGTCATTTTGTAAATTTCCCGGCAAACCAGATCATCTGCTTTTAGACATAGGATTCAATGTGCTATTACGGCGAGCTGTTCCCACAGATTGATGGAGATAGATGTTAGCAATGCCCGCTTTTGGTACGAAGCGGGCAAGCTAACTGAGTTGAAAGTTCGCTGTGAGCGAGGAGCGGAAGTTCGTAATTGTTCTCGCAACTAGGGTAGCTAAAAGACACGGCAGGCAAATGTCTACATGTAGGATACACTTGCTATTATCAAGAATTTTAGTCCTGAAGCATTTTAACTTTCTTCTCATGTTTTTTATATTCGCCATTTATCCATTCAGGTTCTTCCCGAATAGCTGAGCGCATACAGTATGTTGGGATATCATTCCAGAAAGCTGTAATCGCATCTGCAAACTCTATAAACTGTGTTTCTGTAACCTCAAGTTGCTCATGACGTAGACTAAATCTGTAGCCTCTTGGAATATTGATATCCTGATAATACTCAGGATGCGCGACGGAAAGCACCCGATGGGCATGGCCATCACCGTGCTTATAAACATTAACCACTTGGCGACAGGCATCGATTTTTTCGTAATAAGCCTTGCTGGTGATATCCATCCCAATCCATTCTAGAATTTCAATTAGCCTTGGGAAGCTAATGTCCCAGATCATCGATGTTATGGATTTAGCGTCGAGCCAATGGCTGAATTCTCTGATACACTTCTCTCGAAGTTCCTTGTCGAACTGATGAAACATTCCTGCTGTCAGAGCAAGGGAAACCGTATTTTTCATATCACTGAGAGCAATCCAATGTGAAATTCCTTCATCATGAGCCTGTTCACAGATAGCCCCTTCGTCGTCATAATCGGGGTCAAAACGCTTACCGGCGGCCTCATAGTAATCTTGTTCTCTCTGCCTGGCTTCAGCTTCAAGATCAGAATCGCTAAACTGCGAAAATAGACGCTTTCTGGCTTCAGCAACATAAAAATTGTGTTTGTCGAGGAAGTAAGACCGATCAATGGTTGCAAAATAAAAAGTGAAAAATCTTTGTTGCTCATGGGGATCTCCCTCGTTTTGTCAGTTGTACAAGCCCCTGGAAGTAGGCTACTAATAAAGAAAAAATTACCTTTGAATAACTGTGCAAGATAGCAGTACGCCTAAAAGTAGTGCAAGTATCCCAACCAGGATAACGATGCGTTTTCAAATATCTGACTTAACGCTTGCGATATCCGCTCTGGCAACAAAGTGGACTGTCAGATTAAATTTGTCTTCACGCCATAGATGTGTCAGCTCATATCTTATCTAATACACACAAGATTCTCTCATTCTTAGAGAATTAATCTTTTAAGGGTGGGTGTTGACGTTAGAACAAAAGAATAGATATTTTTGAAGCATATAATATGAGCTATAACCATAGAACGCATATAAAAGCTTACGGTGTGGTCTTATAATTTGGCACAAATGATTTACTAACCTGCTTCGGCGGGGCTTCTTTTTTATAGACTTCACGATGTGAAAACGAATAATAAACTGTGCAAATAATGCAGTTTTATTATTCGAGGTAATTATGAAAACCTTCTATGAGGGCTGGCCTGAAACTTTCGTTAGCCGGTTAGATATGTTACGAGCTCTGGATGATCGCGGCTCGACCCGGAGGCTCTATCTTGAGCGGACCGGGGCAATATTTGACGCTCTGGCAGAAGAGATACGTACAGCCGTTACCAGTCATCCTGAAATCGACGCGAGTGAACTTGATATCGGGCCGCTGTATCGCTATTACAAACATGGTGGAAAGGGGAATCCGCTGGCTGACTTACTTATTGAGTTAGCTCCACCAACCTGTGAACGGGTTCGTATATCTTCTGAAGTGTACACAATTCCGTATCTTTTTTTTGCACTGTTGATAGCGCAAGGCGCTGACAACGATGCCCGCGATTTTTTCAATATGATGATGCGATCGTTGATCATCGCCTACCGTTTCAAACAACTGGCGCGCTACCTTGGCACGAAGGGCGGAGGACGACCACAGCACAGATTAAAAAGCGAAGCCATTGAACTGGCTGATCGTTTTTTTACTGAAAACCCGACAGCGCCATTATCGCGTGGTGTGCAATACATATCCGGTATTTTTGTGGTGAAATACTCTGACCCACCTGCAGCGTCGACGATTAGAAAATGGTTAATTTCAATTTACAGGAATGATAAATAATGACCATAAACGGTTTAATCCCCTATAAAACCGTTTAGTAAAATTCACGACGTGAATATAATTGTTCATTATTCCCTCATTGTATTTGGCGTTATGACAAATGCCATAAAATACTGTATAAATGTACAGGTAATGGCGTTAGGGGGAAGACATGAATATTCAAGAATCTATAGGCGAACTACCGGAAACATGCCGGGCTGTTATCAAGCGTAAGGACGGACACATCGTTGGTGTGCGTGTTCTGACCGATGATGAACGGATTGCCAGCCTGATGGCGTTTCTCGAGTTGGCAGAAATAGCTGGATATACTATTACACCCCCTGACGCGTAAAACACGGTATAATACTGGTGCTGGATTGAACACCCGGCACCATTTTCTGAACACTGCCGCGCCACCTGGAGTTAACCATGGCGCAGCATTCATTTATCAGGGTATCCGGCGGTTCGCTAATACCCGCGACACCAGACACGCAACGCTGGTTGACTGAACGAGTCAAACCAGGTGCTGTTGTGTATGCAGATTTCAAACAGGCGCGTAATCCCGCGTTTCATCGTAAATTTTTCTCACTTCTCAACTTGGGCTTTGATTACTGGCATCCGTCCGGAGGGGCTATTTCTCCTGCGGAGCGCGAACTGGTTCACGGCTACGTTAAGTTACTGGCGTATTACGGTGGACACGGTGATGTCATGGCAGAGCTGGCTGATCAGTATCTTCTCGATGAGTCGGAAAAGCGCGCGGGGAATATCAGTGCGGTGAAGTCGTTCGAGGCGTTTCGCGCCTGGGCGATTATGGAAGCTGGGTTTTATGACGTTCATCAGATGCCAGATGGCAGTTTGATGCGCGTACCTCGTTCAATCTCGTTTGCTGCGATGGACGATCTTGAGTTCGGTCAACTGTATTCAGCCGTTTTAGATGTGCTGTGGAATTATATTTTGTTCCGCACGTTTGCCTCTCAGGAGGCCGCTGAAAATGCTGCCGCGCAGCTGCTGGATTACACATCATGAAAAAAATCGATCTGAGAAAAGCTGCACGTGGTCGCGCTTGTACTGTGCGTATCCCCGGTGTGTGCAATCACAATCCTGAAACCAGCGTACTGGCTCATTATCGTCTCGCCGGAACGTGCGGCACAGCCATCAAACCTCACGATATGCAGGGTGCTATCGCCTGCAGTGCGTGTCACGATGCCATCGACGGACGTACAAAAACGGATTACGAGCACGACTCATTGTTGTTGATGCACGCTGAGGGAGTTTTCAGAACACTGGCTATCTGGCGCGATGAGGAGTTTATCTGATGAGTAACGAGTATTTATTGGAATATACCCGCACAAAACTGCGCGCTGCATTGCGGGATTTGTCTGGTGGTTCTAAGGGGCAACTGGAAGCATTGTGTGAGCACCCGCCGGCAGATAAAAACGCATACCCACGCAAACATATTCATCGTGTGCAACTGGAGGACCGAACCGTTGATGCTCTGGTTACGCCAGTTTATGCTCTGGAAAGTTTCAGCAGACGTCGCCCCGCGCCGCCGATGAATGATTTTGAATTCGCTGATTCATCGTGGCGCCGCGCCGTGAACTCGCTCGACGTTAGTCAGCAGGCGTGGTTGCGCTATTGCTACGGTGGTAACCTGGCGTTCAAACACCAAACAGCTATTTGTGAGGCTGTCTGGAGTCGCTATAAAGGAAACATCCCCGCGTCAACTCAGAGAAAAATAGTCAAGCGCCTGCTTTCGTTGGTGTGGTTGTCCGTGCAGGCGGTTGCAGCAGCAAATAAACGCGAGGATTTTAAGGAGATGGCCGGATCTGCGCTAGCTGGAATGCTGTCGGTTTCTCGTTCCACCTGGTGCGAAACATACTCCCCGCACTGGGTAGGAATGAAAGAGGCGGTGAGAGCACTTGATGAAGTGGCACTTCTTGCAACTTTGCATCATTATCAGAACCATTTAGACGACGTTTGCGTATAATGCTTGCAAAACCGAACAAAATAGGCCATATTTAACGCTAATTTGGTATGTTGCCAAATATCTAAGAACCTCGCCACGGCGGGGTTTTGTCGTTTCTGAATCAGGAAAAATCATGTCTGAACCTCTAACCGCTGGCGTTGCTGCTGGCTCGGCGGGGGTGACGTTTGCTGCGTTATTTCCTGAGGCAACACCTGCAGTGATGATCTGTGCGCTGGCAGGCGCAGCTCTCTATGTGTCGTCGTCCGGGCAGCATCGATTCTGGAAGCAGGTTATTTTCGCACTCATTTCGTTTGTTGGCGGTGTGTATTGCGCTGAGACAGCATCAGCCATCATTACCGGTATTCTGAATGCGATGCTGAGTCACCTGAACCCTCCCGTAACAGTAAAAGTCTCTCCCGCCATTGGTGCACTGGTTGCATCAGTAATCAGCGTTACATCACTGTTGCGGATCATGTCACAAGCTCGTTTATGGAAATCAGATAAGGGGATGAAATAATGACCCTGCACTCTGTCCTCATCAATGCCAATGCAATTATCTGTCTGATGCTGGCACTGCGGTTGATGTTTTTTCAAAAAACAGGCCGCTATCGTTTTTTTATCTCACTAACTGCTTACCTGGCGATTCTGTCTGCTGCGTGGATAGCCCTACGAATTTTTTACGGGAAATATACGCAGGTTGATCCCGCAGAGTTCTTTCTCAACCTCACCATCTGTATTGCTGTCTGGCGGGCACGAGGAAATATTTCAAAAATAACAGGAGACAGGTAATGACCGATCCTAAATGGCTAATTGAGGCACGAAAAAATCTCGGCATCCGGGAAATGAAAGGGAAGCAACATGCTGCAGAAATTGTGCAGTACTGGAAAGATATCAAACGCGGCGGCATTAAGGATGACGAAACACCATGGTGCGCCGCCTTCACCGGAGCAATGCTGGAACGTGTTGGTATTCGCTCAACGCGTTTTGAGTCTGCGAATTCTTATCTCGATTGGGGTAATGAACTGAAGGAACCTGCCTATGGATGCATTGCTATTCTGTCTCGGTCTGGCGGTGGCCACGTTGGTTTTGTTGTCGGGAAAAATGCCGCCGGGGATTTAATGATTTTGGGGGGCAACCAGGCAGATGAAGTAAATATCAAAGCTTTTCCTCGTTCCCGCGTAACAGGCTACCGCTGGCCAGCAGGTCAAACGGATGTTCCACAATCACTTCCATTCGTGAATGCTGAGAAATCTATCTCAGAAGCGTAGGTAGCACGGAGCTAAGGGTTATTGTGGGTAATGAAGTAGTTATTTATGAACGTTCCGATTTTAGTCGATGGAATGGATCGCATTATCGCGTTGCAATTGCTGAGGGGCTAGTGGGTTGATTCCTCAAACGAACGAAGAAATGAATTATCAATCCATCTAAAGCCCCTCCAGCTTTGAAGGTTGCTAGTGGTGACTAGTAGCCCGGATAGAGGTTTTCGAAAATGTGCAAGGGATGTTTTGTACGAGCATAATCAGCAAGGATTTGGTTTGTTAAAGGCGTCTTGAGTGTTGTGGGTTCTCTTAAGAGATCGATGGCATCAAGACGCCTGTGCGCATCGCCTTCCAAGTAATTTATCGTAATGGCCGTGATTAAAAAATCATTGCAAAAACCACCGCAATGAATTTTCCAGCACGTATCGTGATTTGTCCACGTGGCATCAGAGCCGCATACAGGGCAATTTTTTGATTCCTGCAAACCAATAACCATAGAGCATTTCTCTTAATTGAATGTTCGAGTTAAAAGCATAGACGACACCTGTGCACCATGAGAATACAGTAGGATTTAATTATATGAGCAAAGCGGACTGGGAGGCCATCGAGACGGCATACCGGGCCGGAGTGATGTCCCTTCGAGAAATAGCATCACAAAACGGTATTAGCGAAGGCGCTATTCGTAAGCGGGCCAAGCGTGACGACTGGTCGCGTGACCTGAATGCGAAGGTGAAAGAACGCGCTGACGATCTGGTACGCAAAGCAGAGGTACGCAAACAGGTACGCAGCGAAGTTACTTTTAACGAACGCGTACTCATCGAGGCTACCGCCGAGATAATCGCCAATGTTCGCATGGAACATCGCGGCGACATCAAGCGAGCCAGGCAGATAACCAATGCCCTGTTTGATGAGCTTGGTGCTGAGGGCGCAGACGTAGCTGCACTGGAGAAGCTCGGAGAGTTGATGCTTGACTCTGACGATAAAGGCCAGGACAAACTCAATGAGATCTACCGCAAGGTTATCAGCATGCCGGAGCGTGTTAAGTCGCTAAAAGCACTGAGCGACGCGCTGAAGAACCTGGTCGGACTTGAACGCCAGGCCTACGATATCGACGGGCCAGAAGGCGACAACTCTGTTAAGCAACTGTCTGACCTGATGGATTCACTGTCTCAGGGGGCGTAATGAAACCTGAGCACCTTAAGTTGCTGTCCGATAAAAACTGGCGGCTGAACAATCTCTACTGGATCACCGACAAAGAGGGTAAGCCGACGCGGTTCAGGATGACACCTGAGCAGCGGGAATACTTCGAGGGGATCCACACCCGCAACATCATTCTTAAGGCTCGTCAGCTCGGATTCACGACCGAGGTGTGCATCATCCAGCTCGATGCAGCGCTGTTCGAGTCGGCAAAGTGCGCGCTTATTGCCCACACGCTGAATGACGCAAAACGCCTGTTCCGTGAAAAGGTGAAGTACGCATACGACAAGCTGCCAGCAGAGATAACGGCGGCCAACCCGGCGAGCAATGATTCTTCCGGAGAGCTCGTCTTTAAGAAGGGCGGATCACTCTACGTCAGTACGTCATTTCGTGGCGGTACGCTGCGTTACCTGCACGTTTCCGAGTTCGGGAAGATATGCGCCAAGTATCCTGACAAAGCCCGTGAAATTGTCACTGGTGCGTTTGAGGCAGTGTCAACCGGATGCTTTGCGACTATTGAGAGCACGGCGGAAGGGCGGGCGGGGTATTTCTTCGATTACTGCCAGACGGCAGAGAAGGCGCTGCTGCAGGGCAAAGCACAGTCTCCGCTGGACTGGAAGTTTTTCTTCTTCCCCTGGTGGAAGAACCCACAGTACGCAATCGACCCGGTGGAATCGCTGCCGGTGCGCCTGCTTGAGTATTTCGCTGAAATGGAGGCGAAGCACGGTGTAGTCGTCAACGAACGTCAGCAAGCTTGGTACTACGCCAAGCAATTCCGCTGGCTCTATACTAACAAGCGTATCGGACATATCCCGGATAACTCACACCTGCCGGTACACACATTCTGGGATATAGGCGTAGGTGACTCCACGGCTATCTGGTTCGTTCGCGAGGTTGGTGAAGAGTTCCACATCATCGACTACTACGAAAACTCTGGCGAGGGGCTGAGGCACTAAAGGTGCTAAAAGACCGAGGCTACGAGTATGGCGAGCATTGGGGGCCGCACGATATCGAGAACCGCGAGTTTGCTGCTGATGCGAAGTCACGTAAGGAGCTGGCGCGCGAGGGTTACGAAATAGACGGTCAGAACTATTCCCTTGAATTCAACGTAGTGCCAAAAACCAGCGTCGACACTGGTATTGAATCAGTTCGTGAAGTGCTCCTATTTTGCATTTTCGACGAAGAGAAGTGTGCTGTTGGCATATCTCACCTTGAAGGTTACCGCAAAGAGTGGGACGACAAGCGAGGCTGCTGGAAAGATAAACCGCTTCATGACTTTACATCTCACGGCGCTGATGGCTTTCGTTACTTTGCCGTCGCAAAAAATAACAAGATTGCTCATCAGGGCATGCTGGTCCGTTCCCGCTAATTTCTGGAGTACCCATGAACAAAGAACAACTGGCGGCAACGCAGCGTCAGGCGCGTTCAATGGAATGTGCACGCGCAAACAACCTCGACTTCCGTTTTTACGGAACCAGTAACACTAAGCGCAAAACCCTGTACAGAGAGTTCGGTTACCCCGAAGTATTAGGGTTTGATGATTTTTATCGCGCATATAAGCGAAATGCAGTTGCGCGTGCTGCTGTCCGTCGTGTCATTGATAACTGTTGGCAGGACAACCCCGAAATATTTGAGGGGGGGGGGAGAAAGAGGACGGCGCGAAAAAGGACAGCGCGTGGGATAAGCGCGTTAATAAATTATTTAAAAAGTTGTGGAAACAAATTAAAGGCGCGGATCGTCGAAACCTCGTAGGCAATTGTTCCGCGCTGCTGATTCAACTAAAAGATGGTGGTAAGTGGCATGCTCCTGTTAATACCACAACGGTAAGGTCGTTGCAGGAAAAGGCGCTTGTGCGTCTTATCCCAGTATGGGAAGCGCAGCTGGACGTTTCTCAGTGGAATAACGACCCGGACAGTGACACGTTCGGGATGCCGAAAATGTACCAGTTCACGGAAATGCCTGTCGGCAGTGAGAGTGGCAGGCCAGGACGCATCATTGATGTTCACCCGGATCGCGTTTTTATTCTGGCTGAGGGCGCTGATGATGACGGTATGGATGGTGAGTCCATGCTGGAGGCGGGATTCAATAAATTATTGGATATTGAAAAAATCTCCGGTGGCAGCGCCGAAGGCTTTCTGAAGAATGCCAGCCGCCAGCTTAATTTCAATTTCAGCGCCAAAACCAACTTTTCCCAACTTGCCCGCGCCCTTGGCGTCTCTGAGTCTGAATTATCTGATGCTATGGATGAACAGACCCGCAGACTAAATAACAACACGGATAGCGCAGTGATGATGCAAGAGGGTGATACCAGCGTCCTTTCCGTCGCCGCAGCAGATCCAGAGCCAACATGGCGAACGGCGCTTAATGAGTTTTGCGCCACAATCCCGGTTCCCGTGAAAATTCTTATCGGTATGCAGACAGGTGAACGCGCCAGTACCGAGGACATGAAAGACTGGGCGAAAACCGGTAATGCACGCCGCGCAGGTTTTCTGACAGATGTCATTGAGGGGGTTGTGCGGTGGTTTATCCATCTCGAAATAATTCCCGCCCCCAGCGAAGAAGAGATCACGATCCACTGGAGTGACCTGCTTGCTCCTGGGCAGGTCGAAAAAATCGACAACATGAACAAAATGGCAGACGTGGCAGTGAAAACCACTAACGCGTTTGGTCGTGCGGCAATAACTGAAAATGAAATTCGTTCTGTTGGTGAGTTCCCGCCACTGAAAGAATTTGAAGAGGAAAATGATGACGACCAGCCAAAGCAGACTGATCCTCTGGTCGGTTCAGAGGGAGACGCGTAAAAGTCCGGTAATACCACGGTCACGCACCGATCCTACCTTGTCACGAAATGCCGTGAAGAGAATGGCTGGCGATATTGAGAATCGCTATTTCGCCATAAAAAACGCACTGAAAAACCAGCTTGATATGCTCCTGCAAGGGCATTCTGCTGCGACAAACAGCCAACCATGGCACTTCCTTTGTCATGACGTGGATGATTCTTCAATGCTGTACCGGGTTAACGCGAGCACCTACGTTTGCGACATGTCTGGACGGCAGTTGGCAGGCCTGTTACAGATTGTGCAGATGATATTGGATGACTATCTACTGGAGGGGGGCTCGCATAATATCTGGGCGATGTCGTATGTGGTGGCGGAGTTCAAACGTGGAACTCACCAGGCTTACAACAGCCTTTCTCAGCAGTCCTCTGTTTACGCCAGCCAGACGACCTTTCCGCAGTTGTTAAGTATGCCTGCATATCAAAACCAGATTGCGGCTGCGTATGTTTCAACTTACAGCGACTGGAAGGGCATTGCTGATACGGCGCGTGTGGATCTCGCCAGTATTATTGCCAACGGCATAGGTCGGGGTGTTAACCCGAGAGACCTGGCTAGTACTATCAGCAAACGTCTTGATGTATCGAAGGCGAAAGCAAAATCTATTGCCCAGACGGAACAGGTTGGTGCTCTACGCGAAGCACTGTGGAATGAAGCCGACTGGGCGTCGTCAAGGCTTGGCCTGAATACCGGCCTGTTGTGGTTGTCTACGCTCAAGCCGACGACTCGTGCCTGGCACGCCGGTCGTCACGGTAAGGGCTATACCACTAAAGATGTGAGGGAATTCTACGCTGAGAACGGAAATCGGTACAACTGCTACTGTAGTCAGATACCGGTACTGCTCAATGACGACGGCAGTATCTTCAATGAAGGACTGACAGATAAGTTGACAACTGAACGCAAGCAGTGGAAACATGATTCTAATTAGTGCTAAATAACATCATCATAGTTTTCATGGTATTAAGTTGATGAGTATTACACCTCAGGAAGTTGGTTCATATATTCTATCCCTTATTGGTCAGATAACTATTGGGGGGGTGGTGGCTTGGTTTACTGCACGTTTCGCTTTAAGGCGCTTCCACAGTGAAAAGTGGTGGGAGAAGAAACATAAAGCTTATGGGGATCTTATAGATATCCTTATAGAGATGAAAGCTATATACCTCGCAGCGTCAAACCATCATGAAAGAATACATATAGCTGAGCAAAGGTTGTCTGAAGTTCCTGATTATTATTTCGACTGGAGTCAATTTAAGGTTTTAAAGAAGCAATTGAGGCGCTTGTATGTCTTGGCTCCAATATCTTTGAGTGAAATAACTAAAGAGCACTTAACTTGGTTTTTTTCATTAGACGCTAATGCTGATGAGATGATACATGAGGAAAATTATCCAGAGCAGGCTGCTTATAACGATATGGCTCTTGAGGTAGACAACCTGATTGAACTGATTGTGGATGATGCTAAGCATGAGCTTAACTTTAAGTGAGTCTAATAGAACTATGAACCCGCTTCGGCGGGTTTTTTATTGACCAAAATCCATCAAAGAGGACCCAGCATGAAACGCAACCGCGTTAACGTGCTGACGGTTATCAACTCCGCTTCAAATATCACAACTGAAACCATCGACGGACGCGAGCACATTGTCGTGCACGGCGTCGTGCCTATCGTTGACGATATTGTGATGAATCGGCGTTTTTATCCGTCAGCCGAAATTCAGAAATCCTATAACACTCTCGAACGTAACCCCATGCCACTGGATCACCCGGTGATTGATGGGGAAAACGTATCTGCCAGCGATCCGCGCGCCGTGAATAACTATCACGTAGGGGCGTGGTTTCAGAATGCTCGCCATGAAAACGGACGCGTCATCGGAGATATGTACGTTGATCGCCGTTATGCGGAGAACAGCGAGAAGGGTAAGCGCCTGGTTGTGTCAACGACGGATGAAAAGTGA